TTGCTCGTGCCTGCAAATCCGCAGGGATAATCAATTCATTTTCCATATACCTATTTTGTTTTTATAAATTTCCTGATATTTCCACATCTTTCTGCTTCTCAAGTGTACCCTCTTGTGCAAGCTCAGCCATTCTATGATTGTGCTTCAACTCCTCAAGTAGAGCCTTTTGTTGATATTCAGTAAGTATTGTACTATTCTTAATCTCTGCAAGAGCAGCTTGAGCTTGTTCCTTAGCTTGAGCAGCCTGAGCAGCAGATTGTTGTTGTAACTGAGCGTTCTGTTGCATTTGAATTTGAGCCTCTTGCATCTTCTTCTTACGCTCTCTTTCCTCTGCAATGGTCATATACCAAGAAGCAAACTCGTCATTATCATCCTCAAGCATCTTCTCGATAAACAAGTAGTCAGACATAGTAATTCCTGACTGACCGCTTTTACCAACCTGCATTGATTGTAGGGCGGCATTTAATATTTGTTGCTTACGAGTTCTAGTTGGGGTAGATACTAACTTAATACCGATTTGCTCTAATGTCAAATCTTCAAACGCATCCAAAGCATTTGTTTTCTCATCCCCTAAAAGATGATAGTAATACTCATGAACAGATTTGTCAAAACGCATATTAGTACGAGTTTTAAGGATTGCCTTTTTAGCGGCCTTCTCCTTCAATCTCATCAAAGCCTTTTTAAGTGGGTATAGGGCATGATTAGTAGCGTCAACTTCTAGTTCGCTAATACCTAAACCTTTTTCTGTGGATGAAGTAGGCATAGCAGCCATGGTTGGGGTAATACCTGCCAAGTCCATGATTCTATTCATATCATCTTGCCAACAAGTAAGCCACTCCTCTAATTGTGGACCGATACCACCGGGAAGCTCTTGAATAGAACTATATCCACCACCCTTATTTAATACATCGGTCTTAGAGTTAACGAACTGATTACCAGTCTGCCTTCTAATGCGAACAAGCTCTAGTGGAGTCATGGAACCAAATCCCATATCCATATTAGCCAACAACCCAATATCAATCAAAAGACCTTTAGGGGCGGCTGACCATTTAGCGGCTTGCAACTTAATCCAAGTAAGCATCAATGAATCCAAGTGCGGCTTCCATCTTTCTGTGATAGACTTGCCAGGGATTCTCTCAAAGAAGTAAGACAATACAGCGTTTCCTCTAGTGTCACGCATGATGTTCTTCTGCAATCCGTAGTCATAAATAAACTCAGATCCCAAAATGAACTTACCCTCATACACATTCTGAACACAAGTCACATCTGTCTTTCTTTCCCTTCCGTCTGCATAGGGCTTTTTAATAATCCCAAACTCCTCCTCTGTATAAACAACCTTACCGTCTTTAGTTTGACGCTTAGTGTAGTATTCGTAATCGTTTGCCTTATATTCAAAGTGCAATACCTCTACAACGAAATCTTCCCAAAGGTATCGTCCTGTTACTGGATCTTTTCTATTAAAGTTAAAATCCTTATCGCTGTAACCTTGAGTTTCGTAGTATATACGAGCCAAATTCTCGACATCTTTAATAGAAGCCCCAAGCTCCAATAGCTTATCCTTAATGTCCTTAATCTGAACTCTTTGAATGTGGCCGGCAAATGCAGGTTCTCCTTCTTCATCCTCATCTAAATAAGCTGTTACAAATGATGCAGGATTGATGAATCTCATTCGAGTAACACCATCCTTGTCTGCATATACTTGACCAACAGCGAAATTTGTTTCAACGAGTTTTTCGATTGTTCTAAGTCTAATCTTATCCCAATCACTAATGTTGAAAGTATGAGCAGCAATGTCCTCCATACCTGATTCAAGTGGTAACTTAAATCCATGATATTTCTCGTACATCTCAAGCTCAGTCTCATCTTGAGGAACCCATGGTAGAGTAATCTTTGGGATACCAACTTGCTCTCTCATTGGATTTAGAACCTTCTCCTCATAATACATTCTCCACTTCTTCTTCTGCTTCTCGAATGTTGATGTAGGACTCAAGGACTGACAATTAACCTTGAAGTCAGAAGCGCTTAGCAAAGATTTTATAGTGGAAACAAATTTAGGAGCTGGACTAACGATTTCATAGTTGACGTTAGCATAAGCCTTCCTAGCGTATTGAGTAAAATTCCTTTCAGTTGCATTTTTGTCGTTTGTTATACCCACAAACCAATCGCGGTATGGGGCTGAACTCTGCCTTCCCTCTGAGTAGTCACACATCATTTGGAACCATCCAGTAGCGGTATGACCATATAAAGTTCTACCGTTATACCACCGAGAATAAATAGCCTGAGCTACTTGATTCATATAGCCTCTTTGCTTTTTTAATTCCTGCGGAACTTTATCCGAAGGAAAGCCAATTATAGTAGAAAACTTCAACATTCAAATGCAAATATAAAAAATGTAGCTGTCAATGAAACAATTTAATCAAAAAATTCTAACAAGTCATTCATTACCTTGACATTATTAGCATCTTGCATATATTTTGGGAGTGCGCTTTTAGCACCTAATAAAGCCATCCCACCTGCTGCAAACAAGTCATAGTTAGTCATTTCCGTTGGGTCATTAATCTCAAGACACTCCTCAAGAAGCTCCAAATGATTCTCTCCCCTCCCAAATAACTTAATGTAGTTCATGTACTCGGTAAATATCTGCTCCTTATCAGCCTCACCTGTGTATCGTCCGGGTGCAGTGGCTAATTTACCATTTGGATCAATGTCAGATAGTAAGTAACCTTCATATCCCCATTCCCTAAACTTTTCAATCACGATAGGTACGTTACGCTCCGGATAGACGTGCGCCCCAAACAAAATGGCTAATTTTAACATATCTTCACAATATGTATTCCCATCATCAACACGAATGTTATAAGTTACGATGAACTTATTAGACATCCATTGATCTATCGGCTTATCTGCCTGATCCACAGAAGGATCGTGCTTATAGAATAACGCACCACCTCCATTAGACTTTCTACGACCTTTAACATCTCGATTTCCAAATTTAAAAGGGTCACATCCCAATATATATCTATTAGACACCTCTGGGGAGGGAAACCAACTCCTTGTGTCAGCATTGTATAACTTTTTATTCCTAGCATCCATCTGAGGGACAAATGATACAACATACTTTCCGTCCGGATCATCAGTAACCATTACATCACTACCGAATCCACCCTTCCAATCTAACCTAACTGTTCTAGTTCTAAATATCCTATCGAACTTCAACTGATTGATACGAGTACGCAATATACTCAAATCAAAGTTGCTATTTTTAGACGCTTTAGAAGCAGCTTCTTGCAATGTCCATGGGTTATCTCGTATTTCCCCATTAAGTCGTAAATCAAGCCCTTTCTCCTCCAAATCCTTACGAGTATTCATTAGGATTGTCTTAGCCCCACGAGTTACGAGATTACCTTCAAGGTTTCGAATAGGTTCTTCCGGATCTTCAATGATTGAGAGTCCGTACTCGTCCACACACTCATCGTAGCCGTCATATGCAGGGATGAAAAGTGTGAACAGACCAGATGTAGTGAATCCGTTTTCGTTTCTTTCGTCATAATATGAAGATTTAATTAAGTCAAAAAATTCCTTACCCCCACCTGCTTCAAATTCCCCTAAAGTTGATGTGAACATCCCAAGTCCGTTAATACGCAAACCTTGAGATAAACATTTACGAACAACATCCTGCCATCTGCGAGGAATAGATACTCCGCTATCTCCGTGCTTACCACCCTCATCATCTAAGTAAGCGTGCAGCTTCTGTCCGTCAAATGCTCTCTCTGATGATGCACGAGCCTCAATCCAACCATCGTGAGAGGATGCCCTAACATGGGTAGCCCCTTGTGATCTGGATGCAGGATATGAAAACGATAACTTCTCCTTCGGGAAGTCAGTACCATCGTGTGACGGCTTGAAAAAGAATGGGAGCTTGCGCCATGGCTTTACAATCTTATCTATGTAAACGTCATTACGAGCTTGAGTCTCTGTTATACTCTGTATCCCACCCTTTTGTTGTTTATGTTCAGTTGTTATGCAATACAATATACAGGCGGCTTGCGATGTTGCCCCAATACGCCTACGCTTAGGGAAGATATATCCGTAGCAAGTTCTGTAACCCATATCAACCTCATAAGCCCCCTCATCTATATAAGCGGCAGGGAACTGAGATGCGTACTCCTCAGCGTTCTTTACTCTCTGAAAATACTTTGTCTTAATCTCACCTTGAGAACGATAAGTGACGCGATATTTATACACAGCTTCAGTGGTAGTGTAGCAATGACGAGCAAATAGAAAAATCCTGCGATCAAGATCACGATACCACGGTAAGCTATCAAGCCTAGTTTCATTTTGTATATCCCAATAGTTTAAATAAATA